CCTGAATCACAAAAGGTATACATTGACAAGCGCAATGCAATTCACTATGAAAATATGAGTATTGCACTTGCTGAAAGTTTGTCCAATGCAGGCGCAGGCTTTATATATGAAATGAGCTTTGGCAACGGCGGCACGAGCGTCGATCCAACGGGTATTATTACATACTTAACACCTAACAGCACAGGAACAAATGCAAGTTTATACAACCAAACCTATACTAAGGTTGTTGATGACAGAAGTGTAAACAACACTGATCCAGTTCGTAACAAACTAGAAACTAGGCACGTTAGTGGCACAAACTATACTGATATTGTTGTAAGTTGTTTGTTAGATTATGGCGAGCCAAACGGTCAAGATGCATTTGATACTGCAAGTGCAACAGATAGTGCGTATGTGTTTGATGAGCTAGGGTTACGTAGTTATAGTCCAGACGGTTCGGGCAAGTTAATTACGCATGTTATTTTCCACCCAGTACAAAAATCACTTAATAGATTAATACAAATTGATTACACTGTTCGTGTACAAAGTTTAGCAGGATAAGGAGTAAATTATGCCATATACAATAAGCTACACTGACACTGTTAATAAAGGTACTATTACTGTTGCGGATAATACACTTAATAATGAAACAAGTTTAAATTTTCCAGGTCGCGGAACAACAGCATACGGTCAATCAGTAAACGAGAATTTTCTACACCTATTAGAAAATTTTGCAAATACAACAGCTCCAGCCCGTCCGGTTGAAGGCCAACTTTGGTATGATAGCACACAGGGTGTTGATCAACTTAAAGTGTACGATGGCACAAATTGGGTAGCAAGCGGCGGTCTTAAAAAAGCTAGTGCTGCACCAGCAGTAGCAAATTCAAGCGCAGGCGACTTATGGGTAAACACAGAAAGTCAACAGTTGTACTTGTTTACAGGCAGTACATGGGTATTAGTAGGTCCAGACTTTAGTGACGGCCTATTAACAGGTGCACAAGCACAAGCAATTATAGGCACGGATGATATAACATATAACGTACTAGTAATTAAAGTTGAAGACCAGCCAGTAATTATTATTAGTAGCCAAAGTTTTATACCAAAAGTATCAATTAAAGGGTTTAGAACAGGTATTAATCCTGGTATGAATATTGCAGATGAAGCAATTGTTGGCGCACAGGCACTAAAGTATTTTGGGACATCAGAAAAGGCAGAAGCACTAGTTGTTGGCGGAACAGTAATTCCTGCAAGCAACTTTTTAAGAGGTAATGCAGCAAGTAGTACTGATTTTCAATTAAGTGTTAAAAGTAATGATGGTATCAAAATAGGCACGGGCGGCCAGCTAAGTTTAGGAATTAACGGCGAAACAGGAGTTATACAACATAATACTAGTGGATCAAGTATTGACATTAAAATGCGTAATGGAAACTTAACTCCTACTGTTGTAAGTATTAATAGTGACGGTAATGTTGGATTTAACAATAGTGCTCCTGAACAAGCAGTTGATGTCCGAGGAAATATTAAAATATCGCCTAAAACGGGCGAGGCTGAAACAGGTGTTTTACAAATAACAAGTACTGGAAACTCTACATCAATTGGTACAGGCAGTATTGTTACAACAGGCGGTGTTGGAATTGCGCTTAATGCATATATTGGCGGAGATATTGATGTAGGAGGCATACTACAAACAGGTAATATTGTTCCTGATAGTAATGCTACAAGAAACATCGGTACATCAATTAACAAATACGAACAAATACATGCTACTACATTCTTTGGAAATATTCAAGGCAACGTAAGTGGTACAGTTAGTGGACGAGCAGGTAGTGCTGATAGACTAGCAAGTGCTACTACTTTTGCACTAAGCGGCGATGTTGAACCGAATAGTTTTGAATTCGACGGACAAACTGGCGGAGGCACAAAGACTTTTGCTGTAAGTATTGCAAATAGTTTTATTAGTAACAAAGAAGTTACTTATGATGCAGAAAACGCAGATGAATTATTATTAAATGTAACAACTGGCACTACTGGTGTAAAGAGAATTACAAAGCGCAACTTCTTAAAGACAATACCGCTAGTACCAGCAGGCGCAATGATGCCATTTGGCGGTGAAGAATCACCTGAAGGATGGTTACTATGTGACGGTAGTGAAGTTAATAAGTCTGAATACAACGTATTATGGTTAGCAATACAACATAATTTTAAAGATGCTAGCCTAGTTAGCGACAACGGCGTTGCTAAATTTACATTGCCAGATTTTAGAGGTAGATTTGCACTAGGACTTGATGACATGGGAGGCCCGAGTGCTAACCGTGTTACGGATATTGCAGCAGATGCAATCGGCGGAAATGCTGGACTAGAATCTACTACAGTAGCAACTAGTAACTTGCCAGAGCATGAACACGATTTAGAAGGCGATAGCGGAACACAATTTTATGGTGTTAGAGTGGGCGCAGGCGAACCTGTTGATAGTAATGCAATTACACTTCCGATTGAACCCGGCCTTGGCGGAACACAAGGTATTGCGTCTAGCGGTGGAATTAAAACAGAAACCGCGTTAGGAACACCGCTAAATGTTATGAATCCGTTCTTAGCAGTCAATTACATTATCTATACTGGAGCATAACATGAGTTATCAACTAAACAAAACAGACGGCACATTGTTACTAGACTTAATTGACGGGCAACTTGATACATCTAGTACAAACCTTACATTAGTTGGCCGAAACTATAGCGGCTACGGTGAATATTTTAATGAAAACTTTATTAAATTGCTTGAAAATTTTAACAGTACTGCTGCTCCTAGTAATCCGTTAACTGGACAAATATGGTGGGATAGTACAGATCAAAGATTAAAAGTTTATAATGGATCGGTATGGAAGTCAAGTGGTGGACCGATTGTACAAAATACTCGTCCTCAAATGGTTGCAGGTGATTTATGGATTGATAACTTAAACAACCAAGTATATGCATTTGACGGTTCTGATTTAATGCTAATGGGCCCGCAATATACAGAGTCTCAAGGTAAAAGTGGATTTGAAATTGGTAGTATTCTTGATTCACAGAGTCGTTCGCGTACTGTTACATACTTGTACTCCGGTGGAATTTTATCAGCAGTAATTAGTAATATTGAATTTACACCACAATTTGCACAAAGGATCACAGGTTTAGTAACTGCTTCAAATCCTAACGGTATTATTAAAGTTGGCATGAATATTATTGATACTGCTAACTTTAAGTTTAGAGGCACATCAGATTCAGCAAACGCACTAGTTACTGCCGGCGGCGCAGTAAGAGCTGCTGACAGTTTCCTTCCATCCACTGCAAACGGTATTACAACAGGTACATTAACAATACAAAACTCAGGTGGTTTAACAATTGGGTTATCGCAAAATAACGTACAAAAAGTTGTTGGTCCAAAGTTTTATATAGAAAACCAGCTTACAGATCATGATTTAAGTTTACGTGTTAAATCAAGTAGCTTTGGCGCTATTTCAGTTGATGCAATTTACATAGATGCAAGTACTGCAAGAGTTGGTATATTTACAACTAACAGATTACCGGAATACACATTAGATGTAGAAGGTGACTTACGAGTTACTGGAGATTTAGTTGTTGAAGGTTCACGGGTTGCATTAGATGTGCAGACGCTAAGAGTTGAAGATAAGATTATAGAAATCGGCGTACTAAACGATAGTACAGAACTTACAGATGCACAAGCAGATTTGTCTGGTATAAGTGTTAACAGTAGTAACGGTAGTAAAGATATACTTTGGAAGAACGCAACAAACGCATTTACTTCAAACGTAAACTTTGATTTGTTAGACATTAATAAAACATATAAGATTGGCGGAGTTGACAAACTTACAAATACTTCACTGATTAATATCTCTTCAGCACCAGACTTAGCATTAGTTGGTACGCTAACTGTCCTGCAAGTTGATGAAATTGCAATTGACGGTAAGACTATAACTTCGACGAATGATATGGCATTAGTATCAACAAATGGTATTGCTATAACAGCAGGCAGCGATATTAATGTTACTGACGCACAAAAAATTACTGGCGTTGGTAAAGCAATAAGTGCAAAAAAAGCAGCAGAACTTGTAGTAGCAGAGTCTACAGACAGTACTGTTGTTACTAAGATTTATGCAGATGAAGAAATTGCAACAGAAACAATTGTGTTTAGTATGGACATTACAGGTTTGGGTACAGGAGCATCATTACAGAGTTCTGTTGCAACATATTTAAATGATATGTATCCTGTTGTTACACTGAATACTAATAAAATTGTACGAATTCATACAACCTCGTATACAGGAGCAACTGTACAAGGTGTAGATGTTGAAAGTGCAAAAAGTATAAGCAACATTGCAGTTGATTCAAACGGAACACAAAATGAATCAGTAGTACAAGATATTGTATTTGCAGGCGCAAGTGGAACTGTTATTCTAACACCTGCAAGGGCATTAATGACATATAAATCAACTGGAACAGTTTGGTCTCATCAGTCAACTGCCGCGTACTAAGAAACGATAAATAATATAATAGCACTAGGGGTTACATAATAATGGCATATGCAATAGATAGATATAATAACACACTGTTAACATCAGTGGAAGATGGCACAGTTGATCAAACAACTGACCTTAAATTCATCGGAAAAAACTACGCAGGTTACGGCGAAATACAAAATGAAAACTTT